CCACCCAAAACCAGAACCGCGCTTCTGGCGTTATCGGAAGTTCGCGGACGTGTTCATTCATTTTACGATACTGCAAATCTTTGTCTGTGATGGCATTAACACGCCCGCAGGTCCATGCATTACGCATCAAGCATTTACCTAGTGATTGCAGTATCGGAACTCCAGCATTGGTGGCGAGTTCGCATTCACCAACTGCTCTAAGCCAAGCGAACCAAGTTTTACCTTGGTAGCGCTTGACTGAAACCGCTGTGTGTGAAATGGCCCGCGCTGGGTGACGAACGAGCCTGTAACCCTCCTGAGTCTTGATCACCTTACCTTGACAAAAGTCAACGCCATGCAGATCCCTTGTATACTGCATCTTCATGATCAAGCCCATCAGATTAGCGTGATGCTCAATGTTGGATTTGAATTTGTCAAGATCCTCCTCTGATATCACGATAACACTATCATCCCCATCAATAATGCAGTCGTACCATATGTTGTAGATGCGACTAAATGACTCAAGGAATATGTAATTGACGAGGCAGTTTCCGAGTGATGTGTTGTAGTCACCACTCATGCGCCGGCCATAGCAGCCATACTTTATGCCGTTGCGAGTCCTGCCTCTGTTGATTAGTTGACAATCCAACAATCTCTTGAGTTGTCCGGAGTGGTAGAGAGGGCCAGCGGATTTGTAAATGTTTGACTCCTCACGCAGTAAGGGAATCTTCTGCGTGGAGTCGTAGCGTGAAAAATCGTTCAGTATATACACTAAAGGGCCTTTGATTGGCTTATCGTGATTACTAGTGCTACCTAAGTCATGCAAGCGATTGCCTTTGCCCAATGCATTTAAAGCTTTGGCAAACAGGTGCCTTAAGGGCCCTGGCTGATGACCCCACAACCACTCCTCGATTGGTTTTAACCAAGACCCCAGTTTCAGGGTGAAGCGAGTGTTTCGGCTTTGTATCATTCGTGGGGGTTTAATCCCAGTCCGTCGGCACACCGGTGGCATGCGTTCATTTTTGATAAAAGCCTTAACCTTGCTGTCTTCTCGGTAATCGAAGGGTGTTTTGCGGAGGTCATCAATAGCATCTAGATACTTACGGCGTTGCCTAGGATTCGGATGTGATATAGCAAACTGATGTGTCGTCATGGGTTCAATACTGCCAAATCCGTGTGTTTTGAGGACTCGGCGAGCTATGGTTCCACAACGGCTGGTGTATATTGGATCACAATTCGGGGTGTCAACAAGGTGCCTGTTGTGTAGTGAGACACGCTCGTTGCACACGCACGGAGAAAACGCAGCAGGACTGAAGATGGAATCGTCAGCCCTCTCCGGAATAGGCACCAGTTGGTAAATGGCCCGCTTAATCCGGCAACCGCCACGTATGTTATCAGCCCAATCTGGGCTAATCCAGCAGTCGCGTCCAATATCCTCCAATCGTCGTAAGCCCTGGCAGTACGCTCGACAAGCCCTTGGCGAAAACCCACTTCGCGGTAACGTGGGAATCCCAAGTACTCCGCCCAACTTCGGATTGCCTCAAGTGGGTGGAACCCAGCATTAAGCATATTCCGGTTGTTGATCGTATAGATGTTACGGGCGAATTGGTCGAGGTTGTCTTCTGCCATAGCAGTGATGACGCACATGGCTATCATGTTGGTAATGTCGTTCTCACTGACGTTGGTGAAGTCATGATCACGGACATAACGCTCGCTCTCGAGCTTTAGCCTTTGCTCTAGCACACCGTCACGTTTAACGCGGAATGCTA